GGATGCTATCTGCGGCATGGCGCTCGCGGCGGCGGTCAGCCCGTCGCCCATGTTCTTCGCGCCGTTGCCCACGTCCATGACCGCGCCGGCGACAACTCCGAGCGCTGCGCCGAGCGCGCCCGATGCGGCTGCGACTGCGCCCATCATGGGGGCGAAAGTCGCCATCGCGGCGGTGGCGAGCAGCATGCCGGGTGCCATCACGAGCAGCCCCGCGCCCGCGACCATCGCGCCTGCGCCCATCACGAGCAGCCCCGCGCCCATGGCGAGGATGCCGACAGCCGCCGCCGTGCCGAAAGCGGCGATGGTGGGAAGCTGCGTCGCGAGCAGCGTTATGCCGGCGCTCGCAAGCGCCACGCCCGCGCCGACCATCAAGATTGCAGCGCCGAACGCGAGCATGCCGACGGCACCAGCCGTCAACGCCGCGCCAGCCATGGCGGCGACCCCGATGAGCGCCGCGATGCCGATTCCCATGCCGAGCATCACGCCGATCGCGCCGTCGCCAGCGTTCGCGAGCGCGATGGCCGACTGCGCCATGAGGGCGATGCCGACAGCCGCAAGGGCCACGCCGCCGCCTATCATGAGGACGGCAGCGCCCATGCGCATCATGTTCGCCGCGCTCGCACCGGCAGCGGCACCAGCCGCCGTCTCGGCACCAGCCGTGGCGGTCAACCCCGCAGCGGCAGCCGCGCCGCCCGCGCCCATGGCGGGCAACACCGCGCCGATGGCGGTGATAGCGCCCACAACGCCGGTAACGACCTTGAACGAAACGAACGCCATGCCCAAACCGGTTATCACGGGCAGCACGTATTGCCCGTTCTGCGCTAGGAATTGGATAGCGCCCGCGACGCCCTCGATGCCGCTGCGCACGCCCGCGAGCACTTCGCCCGCGAACGCCTTGAACTCGTCGGTCTTGAGGTATTCGGTCGCCTGCCCGATGCCCTCGGTGCCCCATTGCACGAACTCGCGCAGGGCGGGCGTGAGCGAGTCGGCCAGCGCGATTTGCATGGTCTCCATCGCACCGCCGAGCCCCTCCACGTCGCCTGCGAGGTTGTCGAGCTGCGTATCGGACATCGCCTGAGCGGCACCCGCCGAGTTGTCAATTGCCGCCGCGACTTCATCCCAACGCTCCGCGTCGGTTGCGAGCAGGGCGTTAACAGACCTCAAATCGACCTTGTTGAAAGCCCCGGACAGCGCTTTCGTCTTCTCCTCGACCGTCATGCCCTCCATGGCGGTGTTCATGTCGCCGAAGATGTCCTTGAGCGAGCGCATCTTGCCCTCGGCATCGTAGACCGCGACGCCCATCTCGCCGAACGTGTCGGCGAACTTGTCGCTAGAGAGCGTCAGCAGGATGTTGCGCAAGGCGGTGCCGCCCTCGCTGCCCTTGATACTGTTATCGGCGAGCAGGCCGAGCGCTTGCGCGGCTTCGGTCGTGCCGCCCGTGAGGTTCTTCGCCGTGCCGCCGACCGTCAGGAACGCGCTGCCCAGCTGCGAAACGCTCGTGTTGGTTTCCGAGGATGCCGCCGCCATCTTGTCGACGAGCGCGGAGGTTTCGTCGAGCGACAGACCGAGCGCTGACTGCGTATCGGTCACCATGTCGGATGCGCTCGCCAAATCCATGCCACCTGCCGCCGCGAGGTTGAGCACGTTCGGCAGCATCTGCATCGAGGTCTGCGCGTCATAACCGGCAAGCGCCATGTAATTCAACGCGTCAGCTGCTTCGGATGCGGAGAACGCCGTCTTAGCGCCCATTTCGAGCGCGAAGTCTCGAAGGTCGCCGATTTCATCGACCGACTTGCCCATGGTCGCGGCGACCTGCGACATGCTCGCGTCGAACTGCCGCCCGGTCTCGATGGACGATTTGCCGAAGCTGATAAGCCCGGCGGTCGCGGCTCCCATGCCGACGGCGAGCGCGCGGCTCGCCATCTTCCCAGCCTTGCCGCCGAACGCCGCGAACTTGGTCGCGAACGCCTTGCCGGCTTTCGTGCCCTGCGCGTCGCCGGTCTTGCCAAGCTCGCCGAGCGACTTGTCGATTTCGGAGCCGAACTTGCCGTCGGATTTGGGAATAATGGTAACGAACGCGCGTGCAATTTCAGTGCCGCCACCTGCCATGTCTTGCCCCCTATCGTCGTGCTAGAATTTCAATATCTTTTTTACCTACTCGCCGTTGCGTTTCCGATATTCGAGGGCTTCCCAGAGGTCGCTCGCGGCCTGCTGCACGCCCTGGCCCGGCAAGCCGTCCACACTCTCGGACAGCGCGTCGAGCGCCTCGGCGATGGTTTCGAGCTGCACGTCGACGGCGGCGGCGTCCATGCGCTCGGTGACGGTGACGGTGTAGGCCGTGGTGGATGTTCGACCGCCCGGCCTGACGGCGGTCTTGTTCGGCGACGGCGCGGGGGCCATCTTGTTCTCGGGTTGAATATCCATATTGCTCTTTCCTTCCTGCCGTGGGCGGGCGCGCTAGATCGCCGCTGGAAGCTCCACGCGCATGGCGTCGTACAGGGCTTCCAGCGCGCGGCGGTGGAGTTTCATCAGCCCGTCGCACGTGTACTGCATCCGTTTCGCCACATCGCGCCACTCCATGCCCTGCACGTATCTGTAGGTCAGCGCGGCGCGGGCGGGCTGCTCCACGCGCGCGAGCACCCGGTGGGCGTCGGCCTTGGCCTGCAGCTCGCTTTCCAGCTCGTCGGCGTAGGCTTCCCGCAGCTCGTCGCGCCTGGCGACGATCCGGGCTATCCGGTCGGGGTCGGCGCTGCGCTTCGCGCCCTGGGCGCTGTAGTCGAGGGCGCGCACGTCCATGTCGGACAGCTCGTCTATCTCGCTTCGCAGCATGTCGCACGTCTGCACGCAGCGGGCCACACGCTCTAGGTAGGCGCGGGCCTGCTCGCGCTTGAACTTGGCGAACTCGTCAGATGACGCCATGAATCGACCTCCGCTTCCCGCTCGCCCCTGTTCGCTTCAAAGAGACGGGCGTGGCATGGAGACCCCGCCCGCATGTCGGCTGATGCCGCGCGGTTCGCACTACTCGCCCAGGATGGCCCTGGCCCGCGATAGCAGCCGGTTCTTCTTCCGCTCGTGGGCCGATATCGCCTGCTCCGCTTCGCGCAGCGCGTCCCCGGCCTCGGCTAACAGCTCGTCGCGGCCCCGCTTCACGTCGACCACCATGGTGTCGCGGTTGGCCGGGTACAGCGTCAAGCTCACCTCGTGAATGTTGAGCTTCCGCAATTCGTTCGCGCGGGTGCCGTCGCGCAGCGTCACGGAGCGCTGGTCTACGACGTCATAGGCGAAGCTGAACCTGCAGAGCCTTCCGTCGATGACGAGCTGCCGGGCGCGCTGAGCCTCGTCGGTGCCGTCGAAGTCAGCCGCGAAGAACAGGCCGTAGCCGTCCTCTTCCAGCTTCGTGACGATGCCGATGTAGCTCTTGAGGTTCCCCGAATCGTGGTTCCAGAGCAGCGGTATTGGCTTGCCCCCGGCCTTGATCCTCGCGATGGATTCGACGAAAGCGCCAGGCGCTATCACGTCGCCGTAGCTGTCGGGCCTGTCGGTGGAGAAGGTCGCGGCATAGCCGCTTATGGAGCCGTGCTCGCCCCCGGTGGACTTGACCTTCGCGTCCGAAGGCTTGAGCGCCTTGTTAAACACCTTGTTCGACGTCATGGGCGACCCGCCTATACCAGACTCGGGCGCTTGACGGTGAATCGCATCGTAGGCGGGTCGTAATAGTCATCTTCCAGTTGCTCGACAAGGTCGTAGACCTCATCCTTGGTGGACTCGACGCGGCCCGCAGCTATCGCCTGCAGGGCCTCGCGCGCGGCGGCTTTGCCGGTCACGCGCGCCTCATCGGCGCGCCGCTTCGCCTCTTCGCGGGCTTCTAGTTCCGCGAGCGCTTGGTTTGCGGCGTCCGCTGCGATGTCGGCCTCGGTCTTGTAGGTAATCGGCTTCTTGGCCAGCACCGTGCGGCCCAGCTTGTCCTTCGTCAGCCACTGCCTGCGCAGGTTGTACGCCCTTTTCGTAAACCCCGCGGCTTCGAGGGCGTCGGCCTGCGCCTCGATCTCGGCGACCGTTGTCTGTCTTGGCATGTTTCCCCCTTTTCTAGAGAAAGTCGCTCAAAAGTAGTGTTACGATATATGTATAGCGTAACATTTTCGGATGCTGCGCTCAAGGTCTGTCCCCCTTTTCAGCAGGCCTATTGGAGGGTGCGCCGCTTGGCTTGCTCGCACCCTCCACGCTTTCCACCGAAACAAGCCGAGCCGCGCCGATTTTATGCGCGTTTCCCCAACCCGACACGCATATCAGCAGGTGGGCGGATGTGTCAATACCACCCGGGAAAACCGACTTGCGGAGGGAGAGTTGATGGTGCGGCGGAAATTCTGCCATC